GTAATAGCACGTTGACCCGCTTGTGTGCTTGTCAACGCGCCTTGCAGAAACGGCTCGTAACCACCAATACCCGTCCTGATTAGTTCGCCTGCTCCGAGTTGGTCCGCAGTAAGCCCCGCAATCGCCTGTGTTGGCGGCAATACTGGACCGACCGGGTTCCCGTCAGCGTCTACAATAGGAGTGCCGTCTGGATTCAAGCCCTGCATTGCTTTGATGTAGTTCAAAGCATCGCCGTATAGACCAACCTTGAACGCTTCAATCTCTGGAGCTTCGCGTACTGTTTGTACTTGTGTTGTGCGTTCGGCCATTACGCCATCGCCTCAAAATTACTCATCATGTCGTACATATTTTTCATCCCCTGTTGGCGTGAGCCATTACCCGCACCCCTGACAGCTTTCGCAGTCATTACAAACTCGCCATCGCTCAACATAGCTGGGATGTCGTCGGATGTTTCTGTTCCGGGACCCTCGATAGGCCCGTTCATGCGGGGGAATATATTCTCGTCAATAGCCCCTCCTTCTGCTGCGTATGGAAGGTAGACGCTGCCAGTGCTTGGCAATCCGTAGTCTTCTTGGGTAAGGGTTTTTATTTTGAAGTTACCTCGTCTTGGTTGGATCGTCCCGACGCTGTAGCGAAATGGATTTTGTTCTAGTAAATCAAACCCTGTGACCTGTTCATCCACCCCGAAATCAGTGGGTTTCTCTCTTGTCATGGAGTCCGCTAATAAAAGAGCACCAATCCCCGGTCCAAACTTACGAGTAAATCCACCAATACCAGAAAAAGCCTCTTTTGCCAGCTTTTTGGCAAACGCGTCTCTTGTTAGACCACCTAACTGTTCTTTTGTTGCTTTTTCCGCTATCGCTGCTGCTTGAGCGTTCACATCCATACCGGGCAGGAAAAGATCTTTGAAACCTTTTATCGGCGCAAAATTTTCTCCCGGAACAAACCTGCCCAAACTTTCCACGATACCCGGAGCTTGCACAGAGGTTGTGGCTGCGTCAGTGACGGCTGCGGTCGGGGTGACAACCCCAGTTTGCGTCGGAACAGTTGCACTCGGACCAGCCGTGGCAGAAAGGTACTGCTCCGCCAGATTCGGTTTTGGTCCTGCTGTGGCAGCTAAATATTGTTCAGCTAAATTAGGTTGCGTAGCACTTGGTCCTGCTGTGGCAGCTAAATATTGTTCAGCTAAATTAGGTCCACTTGTAGCAGCAATAGCCTCTCCACCTGTCACGGGCACTGCTGTGCCATCGGGCAGGTAGGTAAACTTCCCGATCTCTTCTGCCGCTCTTTTACCCGCCTCGCTAGCTGAAAACTGTTGGATAGACTGTTTTGCTAGCTCTGCTTGGCTTCTATTTATGGCACCCGAAGCCCCGGCTTGGAAAGGACTGACGGTTTTGGCTGCCAAAAAGCCTTCTTTCGCACCCGTTAGAATGTTACCGCCTTGAGACGCCGCCCCAGCGGCACCTTGTATGGCTTTGCCAATGCCTCCCGTGATACCACCTATCGCAGCCATCTTCAAAGAATCTTTCAAGCTGCCGCCCGTGGCAAGTGTTGTAATACCGGCCGTAATTGCGTTTGCCGCAATAGGGCCAACGAAAGGAGTTAGAGCAATGGTCGCCACGATAGGCGCGACGACCTTAAAAACTTTTTTAACACTTTTGAAAAGTTTTTTCGCTCCTTTAACCAGTTTTTTAAGGAAAAACTCTGGCTGTCCCGTAACTGGGTTAATCGAGTTGAAATCACTACCAACAACATACCGCTCTGGCTCAAGGCCCATGTCGCGCATCTGTTTGTAGATGTTTTCTTTCAGAATAGGGTTTTTACGAAAAACCTCCATCGGGATAACTGTTTCGCCGTGTGCTGCGTGGACCATGTACTGGTCTTCATATCGACCAAACTCTGCTAACTGGTCTGCGACGGCTTTGACTTGGGCTATGCCACTTTGTGGGATTTCATCATCAGAATCGGCGGCTATGCCTTCTCGTGCGGTCAGGAAGGTGGCTATACCACCGGCAGGTATTTCTATCGGCTCGATATCTTCGAATTCGTCGTATTGTAGAGCAGGTTCCGCCATAAGTTACCGCTAACTGATTGTTACAACCGTAGAACCGTTCGTAGCTACCGTAACGGTCCCGACACTAACTGTTGCGCTTAACCCCGATGTTGACGGAGAAGATATATTCTGCCAGACGTTGCCGGTATACACCTGTAAAACGCCTTCAGTCAGATTCCAGATTATATCACCAGCGTTAAATTTCAACTCATCTCGACGAGCGGCAGTAAACTGCGGTGTCGCATCTGGATCAACAGAGTCTAAGCTAAGTTCGAGCAAACGTACAGTTCGATTGAAGGTGCCAGTATCGACCTGTTCGCCTTGTGCGAAGGGCAATCTGCCCTGTAAAAGTTTACTCATCTACGTCCATTCGGTTGCAAATCAAGCCTTGTGCCACCAAGTCGGAAACCGACACCCAAAGGTGCGCTTCCATCGTCATCGGATTCGAACCGGACAGAAGCCTGTCTCCCACGTGCTCTCATATCTATTTTGGTGGTAGTCGCCGTAAAACTTGTGGTTTGGTCCGAGGTCAGTGATTGACCAGGAAAGTTCCGTGTCTTCATCACCACATTGATGGCCTGATCACTACCTCCAGTGCCGGTAAACTTCACGTCTGGGATCATACGGCGTATGAACTGAAACTCCTCCCCATCACCGATATCAAAGTCAGCAGACTCAATGAATACGTTGGTCATAGGACTACCGTCGTCATCGTTGCCGGTTTCATGCTGAAACAAAAAGTGAGTCGAGTTTGACTTACCCGCTGCCCGTGGGAATGCCACGATACCCTCGTCTAACCACGCTGTGCGAGACAATTGACCAATGTTCCACGTCTGCTCCACATAGTTGTATACGACATACCGATCTATAACCGTCGCATCCTCTGAACAATAGAACCAACCCACCTCATCAAACTGTTTGTTAACAAAAGCAAAGTATTGAAACGCCTGTTTTTCGTTAATGTCATCAAATACATACGATTGAACGCTACAGGGCAATGGCGTAACTGACCCGTTGTAATTGTAAAAACCTTTCTTGTCCATCCAAAACACGCCACGAGGCGTGTTCACGGCGGCATTCGGTCCAATCAGACTGACTCCCTCGTTGACCAAGTTCAAACCAAAAGTCAGGGGTGGACCTACAAATTGCAGGCTGTATAACGCCACATCAGTCCAAACCAACGTTTCCTGTCGAGCACGAAGGCCCCCGATTATTTCAGAGCCAGCAGAACAACGTAATGAGCCTGCTGTAGTGGTGGCCGTTGGCTCCCATTCTGCGGCGTTTTCTTGGTCAGAAAATGCAATCAGCAATGGATCTATCGTCCCACTACGAGAACCCCCGCTGATAGGATCTGCCCCCAATACGAAAACGTGACGATCTACGTCTGATACGATGACTTGAAGACCTCGTGTTGGTGCCAAATTAGCACCCGGTAGGCTTGTGAGAGCTACTGCACGGGTGTTCAGCCCGTTCGTTTTATCCCAGTAGTAAATACTTCCTGCCCTTGGATTGGAAATCAAATCTTCGCCAAAGTTATCCATTGACCATAGCCGCAACTGGTTTGCATCTCCCAGAGAGGTTGTGGAACCCCAAGTGCCCGAACTCCACGCTCCGACACCCCAACCAGTGCCGTCTACAAATACGTCGAGACCACTATTAATCTGATAGGTTCCTACTACAGATCCACCACCGTTGCCGGTATCACTACTATTCGCCGTGACAGTAGCGTCTGAAGTGTCTTTTGCAGTGATCGTAAATGTATTGGCAGTAGGCACTGTATCTACTTGATATTCTTGGTTTAATACCGTATCAGTAATATTACCTCCCAACGACGCCGCACCGGAAAACGTCACAAAATCTCCATTCACCGCGCCGTGGCCGGAGTCAGTGACCGTTATCGTGCTCGATCCGTTAGTTGCAGCAAATGTCACATCACCTGCGCTGGTAGTAGACCGAATCGGGGTAATGTCGTTGTACGAGGTGCCCTCTTGTATATATAGCTTGAACCGTGTGCCGAGGCCCAAAAGCTTTGTGCCGTCCAAATCAACCCAGCCGTGGAGTTTACGGCCAGTGCCTTCGTAAGATGTTTGAATATATTTTGTCCAGCCGCCTATCTTTTCCGGTAGACCTTTGCGAAAACGCACCAGATTGCCATCAAACCAACCACCCTCTGCCGTATACGCAGTGCCTTCTTTGTTAATACCGGGGTTAAAGATAAACTTGGCAAGGGGCATTACTGATACTCGCCAGTGCGAATCATGTCCGTGACCGTAACAGCGCGTTGCCCAACCTGTTGGCTCCAGCGACTGTCCATGAACTCGTCTGCCGCTATGTCCCATTGTCTTCTAGACATGGCGGTAATCGCTTTTACAAATCCTCGCAGCCTTGACAACCCCAAGTTAAAACAAATATCTGTCAGGGCGTCTTTTCTTACGTCATCAAGCTCCCGAAACCAAAAATAACTGGCCCCCAGTTCGTCTTGTACTCTTTTTATGTCGTTGATAAGCAGCACATTGATTTCTTCTTCAGTTAGACCCAGACCGCCGTTTTCATCTATGTTCCGGCCCACACCTATAGTCCACTTGTCGGCACTGCACTGGTAAGCGTGAGTTCGCACACCTTCATGCAGCTTTAACATGTCGATAAGTTTTGTCATTTTACTTCCCCACCCCCTTTATTCTTTCTACGGAACGAGCACCGCCCAGACCCAGCATGCCGAGTAACAAAGGCATCATAACGCCTGCGTCTGCTTGTGGAATCACGACCCCAAACCCTGCTGCAATAGGGGCTACAAGAAAATTAACCATGAGTCCCAGCACACAAGTGTAACCCGCCAAGGGCCTCCAACTCGATTGGAACCAGTTGCCTTTAGCATCGAGTTTATTGATTTCTATCTGGCCTTTTGCAAGTTCTTGGGCATGTTTTTCTGCCATTGTTGCAATCTCGTGCGCCAGCGCGTTTTTCTGATCTTTGTCCTCGATTACTTTATCAAGGATTTTTGTGGCTGGTTCTAACAGAGATCCAAGTATG